CCGCCGCGAACCGCGAGGCGCAGCTGAACACCATCACGGGCTGGGTGGTCTCGATGGCGCACAACGCCGCAATGGAGGCCGCCGCCACATCCGACACCTCGACCGAGGTCGGGCTGGAGTGGGTCACCATGTCCGACGCCGACGTCCGGTCCGCGCACGCCGCGGCATCCGGGCAGACCGTGCCTTCCGGGCAGGAGTTCTCCGTCGGCGGGGAGAAGGTGCTTTATCCCGGCCAGCCGGTCGGGGATCCGGCGAACTGGATCAACTGCCGCTGCGTGGCCCGGCCCACCATGATCGGGGACTTCACCGCCGCGACCCTGACCGCCGCCGCCGACCCGCAGGACGGGGACATCTCCACCACCTGTGTGATTGTCGCGCTGCCGGCCGATTCGGACCCGGTCAGCGCCGCGTCCTCCGAAGCCGACGGCGCGCACTGCACCCTGCTGTTCCTCGGCGACACCGCCGCGCTGGATCAGGCCGCGCTCGCCACCGCGCTGGAACAGTTCGTCACCGAGGGCCAGGTCGGCGTCGTCACGGACAAGGTCAACGGCTCCGCCGTGCTCGGCTCGAACAAGGCCGACGTGGTGCTGCTGGACGCGGCCAACCTCAAGGCCATCTACACCGGGCTGCTGGGGATGGACGAACTGGCTCAGGCCTTCGACTCCGTCGAGCAGTATCCGACGTGGATCCCGCACGTCACCCTCGGCTACCCGGAGACCCCGCGCCTGGCGGACTACCTCGGGGAGGCCATCACCTTCGACCGTCTCGCCCTGTGGTTCGGCGAGGACCGCACCGCCGTCTACCCCCTTGGAGAAACCATGCCCGCGGAAACACCGAAATCCCTGCCTGAAAAGCTCAGGCTCAACGACGAATACGCGGCCCACAGCGGCAAGATCATCCACCCCGAAGATGGTGGATTCACACAGGAGATGGTCGATGGCATCTTCGCCAACACCCCCGAAGGGAAGCTTCCCACCGCACCTGATGCGAAGCCCGCTGGCCCCGCGCCTGCCGCTGAGGCCCCCGCCGCCGATGTCCCCATCGCCGACAAGCCCGCCGAGAACCTCCGGCCCTGGCACGGCGTCCTCGCCCCCGAAGGCTCCCCCTCCGGGGACAAGCGCAAGTTCGCCGAACGGATGCTGACCACCCGGGACCTGCCGCTGTCGATCAAGGCCATGTTCGCCGACGGCGAGGGCCACGAGGGCTCCGTGGTGGTGGCGCGCATCGACGCGGTCTACCGTGACGGCGGGCTGATCAAGGCCGAGGGCGTCTGGGATGACACCCCGGACGCGAACCGGGCCTACGATCTGGTCGAGAAGAAGATGTGGCGCGGGGTCTCGGTGGATCTGGACGCGGCCGAGGGCGAGATGGTCGAGGCCTCCGAGGACGGCGGCCAGCCCTCGATCGAGTTCACGCAGGGCCGGATCTCCGCTGCCACGCTGTGCGCGATCCCGGCGTTCGCCGAGGCGTTTGTGCGCAACGGCACCTGGGCCGACTTCGCCAACGAGCCGATGCCGACCGGTGCGATGGTGCCGATCCCGGACTGGCCCGGGGACGTCGCCCCGCAGGAAACGGCGCCGGCGTTCTCGCTGGTGGCCTCCGCCGCCCCGACGATCAGCGCCGACTACTTCCGCAACCCGATGCTGGAGGGCCCGACGCCGGTCACCCGCGGCGAGGACGGGCACATCTTCGGCCACCTCGGGGTGTGGGATGCCTGCCACATCGCCTACGAGGTGTGCACCACGGTCCCGCCGTCGATGACGGACTACGCCTACTTCCTGACCGGGCAGGTCTTTACCGACGCAGGTCCCGTGGCGGTGGGGCAGCTGACTGTGGGCGGCGGCCACGCGGACGGCAAGCTCGGGGTCCGGGCCGCCATCGCGCACTACGACAACGTCGCCACCGCCGTCGCTGACATCACGGTCGGGGAGGATGCGTTCGGGGTGTGGTTCTCCGGCCGGATCCGGCCCTGGGCGACGGAGAAGCAGATCCACGAGCTGTTCGCCGCCGGGCCGAGCGGTGACTGGCGCGGGGTCCGGTACCGGGGGTCGGATTCGATGGAGCTGGTGGCCGCGCACGCGGTGAATGTGCAGGGCTTCCCGGTGCCGCGGCCCCGGTTTGCGATGGAAGGCACCCGGCAGGTGTCGCTTGTCGCCGCCGGTATGCCGCACAAGGAGACGGTTACCCTCACTGAGAGGCTTCAAACCGTAAACGCAATCAAGGCGAGCATCCGCGCCCAGCGGTTTGCAGACCTCAAGACAAACCTGATCACCACTATGAAGGGACATTAGCCATGGCTTGCGGAGCTTGCACCAAGAAAGCAGCGAAAATCACCTACCTCCACACGGCGGCGGATGGGAAGAAGACCACCTACTCCTCCGAAGTTGAAGCCAAAGCAGCAAAGGCTAGACGCGGTGGAGACTACGTCAAGCAATAAATAATCGGACACGCCGCCTCTTATCCGGAATAAGGGGCGGCGTTTCCACGCTACGATGTCCTCAGTAGGACACTCTCCGCGCCGTAGGCCGTGTGTCGACCCCTTTGTTTGCTTTATTCCACACGCCCCTACATCTCACAAGGAGAGATTAGTCATGGCTAAGAAGTTTGTAGCACCCGAGAACCTGGCCGAACTGGACGCAGACGCGCTCGCAGCAGCCGTCGATGAAGCCTTCGAGGCTTACAAGGAACTGTCCGCAGTCGAAGCCGCCGAGATCACCGACGAGCAGCTCGCCGACCTGGAGGCCATCGACGGTTTCGTCGCCGCCGCCAAGGCCGAAAACGAAGGCCGCGAACAGGCCGCGCAGGCCCGCGCCGACCGCCTCGCGTCCATCAAGTCCAACCTTGAGGCCAAGCCCGCCGAGGAAGAAGCCCCCGCCGAGGGTGCCCCCGCCGAGGGTGCCCCCGCCGAGGAAGCTCCCGCCGAGGAAGCACCCAAGGAAGAGGACAAGCCGGCCGCCGTCGCCGCGTCCATCCAGCGCCCCGCCAAGCTGCGCTCCTTCGCCGCCACCGCGGCCAAGGGCAAGGCACCGGAGCAGGAGCAGGCCCCGGCCGCCGAGGTCTCCAAGTCCAAGCTGTACGCAGCCAACGACGTCCCGGGCTTCAAGTCCGGCCAGGAGTTCAACTCCTTCAAGGAAGCCGGCCAGGCCATCCTGAACCAGCTCGCCCAGCTGCCCGAGGGCTACATGCCCGGCGTGCGCCAGCGCACCTCCGCGCTGCAGATCCAGCTGCCGGACAACGAGTTCTCCACCTCCAACCCGGCCTTCGGCAAGGGCAAGGACATCACCGAGCTGCTGATGGCCGCGTCCAAGGAATCCCGCCTGCCCGGCGGTTCCCTCGTCGCCGCCGGCGGCTGGGGCGCCCCGTCCGAGCGGTCCCTGGACTTCTGCGAGATGGAATCCCTCGACGGTCTGGTCTCGGTCCCCGAGGTCACCATCACCCGCGGCGGCATCGAGTGGACCCGCGGCCCGAACTTCGGTGACGTGGTCAACTCCTCCACCGGTTTCTGGGACATGACCGAAGCGGTCGCCGAGGCAGGCACCGAACTCAAGACGAGCATCCGCCCCGAGGTCCCCGACTTCGAGGAAGCCCGCCTCGACGCCGTCGGCGTGATGATGGAAAACGGTCTGCTGCTGCGCCAGGGCTGGCCGGAACTGGTCGACCGCTGGGCCCAGCTGACCCTGCTGGCGCACCAGTACAAGCTGGCGCAGAAGAAGATCGCGCAGATCCGCACGCTCTCCGGCACGGCGACCAACATCCCCAACGGCTTCGGCAATGCGCTGGACATCCTGCACATCCTCGAGATGCTGGCCAACGGCGAACGCCAGCGCCTCATGCTCTCCCCCACCCAGACCCTCGAAGCCCTCATCCCGTGGTGGGTCAAGAGCGTTATCCGGGTGGACCTGGCCCAGCGCGCAGGCGTCGACACGATCTCCGTCACGGACGCGCAGATCGAGTCGCACTTCACCGCCCGCAACCTCAAGGTCCAGTGGATCAAGGGCTTCCAGGATCTGGCGCTGGACGCCACGACCCAGCTGGCGCTGACCTACCCGGACACGGTCGAGGTCATCTTCTACCCGGCGGGCTCGTTCGTCGCGGGTGTGGCTCCGGTCATCTCCCTCGACACCATCTACGACTCCACCAACCTCAAGAAGAACGACTACGTCCACCTGTTCGTCGAGCAGGGCGTCCTGATGACCAACCCGTGCAACCGCGGCAACCGCGTCACGTTCCCGTTCTACGCCAACGGCCGCCGCGCCGGCCTGTCGGACGGTAACGACAACTTCGCCAACGCACCCGTCGCCTAACCACCTGATGTGAGGGGGCCGTGAGGCCCACGGCCCCCTTGCTTCTACCTCCCGAAAGGAGGACAGGCCAATGGTTGAAATC